ATGGAAGAGGTGGGCAAGCGGCACGGGGCAACCCGGGGCCGCTTTTCCTTTGTCCGGCCGAGCCTCGGGAGGCGAAAGCAGCAGCGCATGACGATCGTCGACAAAGCCCCGCCAGTGGATCTGCTGGCGGAGACGGAGAAGCTTTACCGCGAGGCGGCCGAGGATCTGGTCCGCGCGCGGCGGAAGCTGTCGGAAGGCCGTGCCGAGGAAGTCCGGGCCGCCGTTCAGGCGGTAAAGGACCTCAAGGCCGCGCTTCAACTGGTGATGGATGAAAGGGCGAGGGTTGAAAAGCTACGCAGAACCGCGGGCGGCATCGTGCATGACTACGCCCTCGACTTCGACGCGGCCCGACGTGAGATCGGGCGCCGGCTGGCTCGCCTCCGCGACGCCGGACAGGGTGGATGAGTTCCTGGGGCAGCTGAGCGCGAACGCGCTGCTCGCGCTGCCCTGGCTGTTCGAGTTCTGGGCGCTGCCGCACCAGCTTCCGCCCGAAGGGGTCTGGAAGAGCTGGGTGGTGATGGGCGGCCGCGGCGCGGGCAAGACCCGGGCGGGCGCCGAATGGGTGCGGGCCGAGGTCGAGGGCGCGCGGCCCAACGATCCGGGGCGGTCGCGCCATGTGGCGCTGGTGGGCGAGACGATCGATCAGGCGCGCGAGGTGATGGTCTTCGGCGAGAGCGGGATCCTTGCCTGCTCGCCGCCCGACCGGCGGCCCGAATGGGAGGCGGGGCGCAAGCGGCTCGTCTGGCCGAACGGGGCGGTGGCGCAGATCTTCTCGGCCCACGACCCCGAGAGCCTCCGGGGGCCGCAGTTCGATGCGGCCTGGGCCGATGAGCTGGCGAAATGGGGCCGGGCCGAGGAGGCCTGGGACATGCTGCAATTCTCGCTCCGGCTAGGGGATCAGCCGCGGCAGGTGGTGACGACGACGCCGCGCAACGTGCCGGTGCTGCGCCATATCCTCGACAATCCCTCGACGGTGGTGACCCACGCGCCCACCGAGGCGAACCGGGCCTATCTGGCCCGGTCGTTCCTGGCCGAGGTTCATGCCCGCTATGACGGCACGCGGCTAGGGCGGCAGGAGCTGGAGGGGCTGCTGCTGGAGGATGTGGAGGGCGCGCTCTGGACCACGGCGCGGCTCGAGGCGTCGAGGCTCGAGACGCCGGGGCCGCTCGACCGGGTCGTGGTGGCGGTGGACCCGCCGGTGACGGGGACCGAGGCCTCGGACGAATGCGGCATCCTGGTGGTGGGCGCGCGGACGGCCGGACCGCCGCAGGACTGGCGGGCGGTGGTGCTCGAGGATGCCTCGGTCCGGGCCGCGAGCCCGGATCGCTGGGCGCGGGCGGCGCTCGAGGCGCTGGCGCGCCACGGGGCCGACCGGCTGGTGGCGGAGGTCAATCAGGGCGGCGATCTGGTCGAGGCGGTGATCCGGCAGATCGACCCGCTGGTCCCGTTCCGGGCGGTTCATGCCTCGCGCGGGAAGGCCGCCCGGGCCGAGCCGGTGGCCGCGCTCTATGAGCAGGGGCGGGTGCGCCATCTGCGCGGCCTGGGCGAGCTCGAGGAGCAGATGTGCCGGATGACGCTGCGCGGCTACGAGGGCCGCGGCTCGCCCGACCGGGTCGATGCGCTGGTCTGGGCGGTGACGGAGCTGATGATCGAGCCGGCGCGGGCCTGGGTCTATCCGAGGCTGCGCCGGCTCTAGATCCGGCCTCGCAGGCGACGCGAGCCGCGCCCAGCAGGGCGCATGTCCGCGCCACAATGGAGTTCTTGCTGATGCTGTTCGACTTCCTGAGGAAATCGGCCCGCGCGCCGGCGCCCGAGCGCAAGGCCTCGGCCACGGGGCCCGTGGTGGGCTGGAGCACGGGGCGTGTGGCCTGGAGCGCGCGGGACATGGTGTCGCTGACGCGGACCGGGTTTCTGGGCAATCCGATCGCCTTCCGCTCGGTCAAGCTGATCTCGGAGGCGGCGGCCGCGCTGCCTCTGGTGCTGCAGGATGCTGGGCGGCGCTACGAGAGCCACCCGATGCTGGATCTGATCGCGCGGCCCAATCCGTTGCAGGGGCGGGCCGAGCTGCTCGAGGCGCTCTATGCGCAGCTCCTGCTGACGGGCAACGCCTATCTCGAGGCGGTGGCGGGATCGGCGCGGCTGCCGGGAGAGCTGCATCTTCTGCGCTCGGACCGGATGAGCCTCGTGCCGGGGCCGGACGGGTGGCCGGTGGCCTACGATTATGCGGTGGGCGGGCGGCGCATCCGCTTCGACATGACGGAGGGTATGCCGATCTGCCATATCCGCACCTTCCATCCGCAGAACGATCACTACGGTTTATCGCCCTTGCAGGCGGCGGCAGTGGCGCTCGACGTGCATGTGGCGGCTTCGGCCTGGTCGAAGGCGCTGCTCGACAATGCCGCCCGGCCCTCGGGGGCCATCGTCTATCGCGGGTCGGACGGGCAGGGAACCTTGTCCTCGGATCAGTATGACCGGCTGGTGGGCGAGATCGAGGCCAACCATCAGGGCGCGCGCAATGCGGGGCGGCCGATGCTGCTGGAGGGCGGGCTCGACTGGAAGCCGATGGGCTTCTCCCCCTCCGACATGGAGTTTCACACGACGAAGGAGGCTGCGGCGCGCGAGATCGCCATCGCCTTCGGCGTGCCGCCGATGCTGCTCGGCATCCCCGGCGAGGCGACCTATGCCAACTATCAGGAGGCGCACCGGGCCTTCTACCGGCTGACGGTGCTGCCGCTGGCGGCGAAGGTCTCGGCCACGCTGTCGCACTGGCTCGGGAGTTTCAGCGGCGAGGCGGTGGAGCTGCGGCCCGACCTCGATCAGGTGCCGGCGCTGGCGGCGGAGCGGGATCAGCAGTGGGCGCGGGTCGCCGCGGCGGATTTCCTGACGGAGGCCGAGAAGCGGAGGCTCCTCGGCCTGCCGAGGATCGCGGAGGAGGAGTGAGATGGATCAGGGCGGCTCCCGGTTCCTGTTTCAGAGCTTCGACGCGGCCCATGCCCGGATCGACGCGAACGAGCGGGTCGCGGGCGAACGCTGGACGGCGCTCGATTTCCGCCTCGGCCGCATCGAGAACGGGCTGGAACGGGTGGAACAACGGATGTGGCTCTGGCTCTACGGTGTCGCGGCCTTCCTGCTGATGCAGGGGGCCGAGGCCGTCGTGCGGGCCCTTTTGGAGTGAGCGGATGCGAATGAGGGACGAATTCGGTGCGCCCGAACGGAAGTTTCACCGGCCCGAGACCGGGCTCGTATTGTCCGAGGGCTCGGTGATCGAGGGCTATGCGTCGATCTTCGGGCGGGCCGACAATGGCGGCGACGTGGTGGCGCGCGGCGCCTATGCCGCCTCGCTCGAGGCCATGCGGGCGCAGGGACGGCGGGCGAAGATGCTCTGGCAGCACGACCCGGCCGAGGTGATCGGCGTCTGGGACGAGGTGCACGAGGACGAGACCGGCCTGTGGGTCAGAGGCCATATCCTGCCCGAGATCGGACGCGGCCGGGAGGCTGCCGCGCTGATCGCGGCGAAGGCGCTCGACGGGCTGTCGATCGGCTACCGGACGGTGCGCGCGGAGCGGGATGCCAAGGGCCGGCGGGTGCTGACCGAGATCGAGCTCTGGGAGGTGTCGCTCGTCACCTTCCCGATGCTGCCCGAGGCGCGGGTCGCAGCCAAGGGCGAGGACCGTGACGGGCTGGACTGGCAGGACATCGCCGACCTCTTCGAGGGCGCCCGGCGAAGCCTCTCCCAAGGCTGACTGCGAGGCCGGACCGGACAGATCCGGGCCTGACCCGAACCACCGCAAGCCAGAGGAAGACGAGGATGACCGAGACCTGGGCTCGGGCCGGGACAGGCATGTCCGCAGGCCCCGATCCGGCCGTGGAGGCGAAAGCCGCAATGGCCGGTTTCCTGAAGGAGATCAATCGCTTTCAGGATGAGGTGAAGACCGTGTTGCAACAACAGGAAGAGCGTTTGACCATGCTGGACCGCAAAACCATGATCTACGGGCGCCCGGCGCTGTCGGCCGCGGCCGACCAGGAGGCGCCGCATCGCAAGGCGTTCGGCGCCTATCTCCGCTCGGGCGACGACGACGGTCTGCGGGGCCTTGTCCTCGAGGGCAAGGCAATGACGACGAGCGTCGCGTCGGATGGCGGCTATCTGGTCGATCCGCAGACCTCCGACACCATCCGCTCGATGTTGCTGTCCACGGCCTCGATCCGTCAGATCGCCGGTGTGGTCCATGTGGAGGCCACGAGCTTCGACGTGCTGATCGACCGCACCGAGGTGGGGTCGGGCTGGGCCACCGAGGCGGGCACGATCAGCGAAAGCGCCTCGCCCACCATCGAGCGGATCTCGATCAAGCTGCACGAGTTGTCGGCGATGCCCAAGGCGAGCCAGCGGCTGCTGGACGACTCCGCCTTCGACGTCGAGAGCTGGCTGGCGGGCAAGATCGCGACGCGCTTCATGCGGGCCGAGAGCGCGGCCTTCGTCAGCGGGGACGGGATCGACAAGCCGCGGGGCTTTCTGACGCCGGCGAAGGTTGCGAACGCGACCTGGAGCTGGGGCTCGATCGGTTATGTCCCCTCGGGTGCGGCGAGCGATTTCCTCGCCACGAACCCGGCCGATTGCATCATCACCCTGATCTATTCGCTCGGCGCCGATTACCGCGCGAACGCGACCTTCGTGATGAATTCCAAGACCGCGGGCGCGGTGCGGAAGATGAAGGACTCGGACGGCCGCTTCCTGTGGTCGGACGGGCTGGCCGCGGCAGAGCCTGCGCGGCTGATGGGATATCCGGTGCTGCTCTGCGAGGACATGCCGGACATTGCCGCGGGCGCCTTCGCCATCGCTTTCGGGGATTTCGCCGCCGGCTACACCATCGCCGAGCGGCCCGAGGTGCGGGTCCTGCGCGACCCGTTCTCGGCCAAGCCCCATGTCCTCTTCTACGCCACCAAGCGCGTGGGGGGCGATGTCAGCGACTATGCGGCGATCAAGCTCCTGAAGATCGCGGTGTCCTGAGGACCCCGCGGACGGCCGCCCTCGCACGGGGCGCAGCGGGCGCGCGCCGGGGTCGTCCGGCGCGCGCATCCCTCGGGAGCTTTCGGAGGCATTCATGATGTTGATCGAGCAGACGGCCGTGCCGGACAGCGCGCTGCCGATGGCCCGGTTCGGGGAGCATCTGCGGCTCGGATCGGGCTTTGCCGAAGAGGGGCTGCAGGAGGCGCTGCTTGCGGCCTTCCTCCGGGCGGCCATCACCACCATCGAGGGCCGGACAGGCAAGGTGCTGCTGTCGCGGCGTTATCTGCTGGTGCTGGAGGAATGGCGGACCGACGAGGCGCAGGCGCTGCCGATCGCGCCGGTGGGCGAGATCCTGTCGGTGACGCTCGTCGATGCCGCGGGGCGGGCCGTTCCCGTGTCGTCGACGCTCTGGCGGCTGGTGCGGGATCAGCATCGCCCGAAACTCGTGCCGCGCGGGTCGGTCCTGCCGGCGGTGCCGGAGGACGGGCGGATCGAGATCCTGTTCGAGGCGGGCTTCGGGGCGGACTGGTCCGCCGTGCCGGCCGATCTGGCGCAGGCCGTCCTGCTGCTGGCGGCCGACTATTACGAGAACCGCTACGAGCCGGGGCTGGGGGCCGGGGGCCTGCCGCGGGCCGTCACGGGTCTCATCGAACGCTGGCGCATCGTCCGGGTGCTGGGCGGAGGGGCGGCCTGATGGGCGAGAGGCTGAACCGCCAGCTGGTCCTCGAGGCGCCCGTGGCAGAGGCGGACGGCGCCGGGGGATCGATCCTGTCGTGGACGGCGCTCGGGACCGTCTGGGGGCGCATCGAGCCGGGCACGGGACGCGAGACCCAAGGGATCGAGATCCCGCTCGGAACGGTGCCGCTGAGGATCACGGTGCGCGCAGCACCGGCAGGTGCGGCGGCCCGGCCGCAGCCGGGTCAGCGCTTCCGCGAGGGCGCGCGTCTCTATCCGGTGCTCGCCGTGACCGAAAAGGATGCGGACGGGCGATACCTCATGTGCTTTGCGCGCGAGGAGGTTCCGGCATGAGCTATGCGGGAGCGGTCGCGCTTCAGGCGGCCCTGTACGAGCATCTTTCGGGCCAGCCCGCGCTGGCGGGCGTGCCGATCCACGATGCGGTTCCCCGCGGCGGCGGACGTGGAACCTGGATCCTGATCGGTCCCGAGGAGGTCCGCGATGCCTCGGACGGCAGCGGCCGCGGCGCCCGGCACGATTTCACCGTCAGCGTGATGTCCGATGCGGCGGGCTTTCTTGCGGCAAAGCGCGTGGCCCTGGCCCTGTCCGACGCGCTGGTGACGGCGCCACCCGCGCTTGAGAGGGGGCGGCTGGTGCGGCTCGATTTCCTGAGGGCCGTGGCCCGACGGCTCGCCTCGGGAGACGGGCGGCGCATCGACCTGACCTTCCGGGCCCGGATCGAGGAATGAGGCCGGCCAGAGGCCGGGATTGGCGAGGAGTGATCGCATGAGCGTGCAGAATGGCCGGGATCTGCTGGTGAAGGTGGATCTGACGGGCAGCGGCGGGTTCGAGACGATGGCGGGCCTCCGGGCCACGCGCATCGGCTTCAACGCCGAGACCGTCGATGTGACGTCGCTGGAAAGCCAGGGCGGCTGGCGCGAGCTGCTGGCCGGAGCCGGGGTGAAATCCGCCTCCATAACGGGGTCGGGCGTGTTCCGGGACGCTGCGACGGACGAGCGGGCGCGGGCGCTGTTCTTCGCCGGAGAGGCGCCGCGCTTTCAGGTGGTGATCCCGAGTTTCGGCACCGTCGAGGGCCCCTTCGTGATCTCGGCGATCGAATATGCCGGAACCCACGATGGCGAGGCGACCTACGAGATGACGCTCGCCTCGGCGGGCAAGCTCACCTTCACGGCGCACTGATGGCCAACCCCTGGACGGGCGAAGTGGCGATCTGGCTCGACGGCCGGTGCCACACGGGAAAGCTCACGCTGGGAGCGCTGGCGGAGCTCGAGGCGGATCTCGGCGCGGACAGTCTGATCGCGCTGGTGGAGCGGTTCGAGGAGCGGCGCTTCTCGGCACGCGACGTGATCGCCGTCCTCGTGGCGGGGCTCCGGGGCGGCGGCTGGCAGGGCACGGCCGAGGAGCTCGGTCGGGCGGAGGTGGGCGGGGGCGCGGTGGGGGCGGCCCGGGCCGCGGCGGAGCTTCTGGTGCGAGCCTTCGCGCTGCCGGAGGGATGAGATGGGCCGGCTCGACTGGCCCGCCCTCCTGCGGCTGGGGCTCGAGGGGCTGCGGCTGTCGCCCGAGGCCTTCTGGCGGCTCACGCCCGCCGAACTGAGGATCATGCTGGGCGCGTCCGCCGTGGCGCCCCTGTCGCGCGCGCGGCTCGACGAGCTGCTGCGCGCCTATCCGGATGTCGAGAAGGAAGAGGATCATGGCTGACATCGAGTCTCTGGAAGAGCAGGTGGCGGCGCTCGAGAGCACGCTGGGCAGTGCGGCCGGGATGACGGCCAGCTTCGAGAGCGAACTGGCGCGGATGCGGGACGCGATGATCTTCACGAGCCGCGAGGTGGATCGTCTGTCGAGCGGCATTGGGACCGGCCTCAGGCGTGCCTTCGATGGGGTTCTGTTCGACGGCATGAAGCTCTCGGACGCGATGCAGGGTCTCGCGCAATCCATCTCGCGCACCGTCTATTCGGTGGCGATGAAGCCGGTGCAGGACGCGGTGTCGGGCTTTCTGACCAGCGGCCTGAACTCGATCCTCGGCGGGCTGATGCCCTTCTCCCGGGGGGGCGCCTTCTCGCAGGGGAGGGTCATGCCCTTCGCGCGCGGCGGTGTGGTGGCGGGGGCCACGCCCTTTGCCATGCGCGGCGCCACGGGGCTCATGGGCGAGGCGGGGCCCGAGGCGATCCTGCCGCTTGCGCGCGGCGCGGACGGGCGGCTCGGCGTGCAGGCGGGGGGCGGTCGCGCGGTGCAGGTGGTGATGAACGTGGCCACGCCCGATGTGCAGGGCTTCGAGCGCAGCCGGGGCCAGATCGCCGCGCAGGTGAGCCGGATGCTCGCGCGCGGCCAGCGCAACGGTTAGGGGGACGCCATGGGCTTTCACGAGGTCCGCTTTCCGACCAACCTCAGCTTCGGCTCGATCGGGGGGCCGGAGCGGCGGACCGAGATCGTCACGCTGGTCAATGGCTTCGAGGAGCGCAACAGCCTCTGGGCCCATTCGCGCCGCCGCTATGACGCGGGCGTGGCGCTGCGCTCGCTCGACGATGTCGAGGCGCTTCTGGCCTTCTTCGAGGCGCGCCGCGGCCAGCTTTACGGCTTTCGCTGGAAGGACTGGGCCGACTACCGCTCCTGTCCGGCCACCGCCTCTCCGGGGCCGATGGATCAGCCTCTGGGCGCGGGCGACGGGAGCAACCGGACGTTTGCGCTGGCCAAGACCTATCGCTCGGGAAGCGAGACCTATGTGCGGCCGGTGGCGAAACCCGTCGCGGGCTCGGTGAAGGTGGCGGTGGCGGGCGCGGTGCTGGTGGAGGGCGCAGGCTTCTCGGTCGACGAGACGAGGGGGCTCGTCACGCTCGCCGCGGCCCCCGCCGAAGGCGCCGCGGTCACGGCGGGGTTCGAGTTCGACGTGCCGGTGCGGTTCGATACCGACCGGATCCAGATCTCGATGGCCTCGTTCCAGGCGGGCGAGGTTCCGAGCGTTCCGGTGATGGAGGTGCGGGTCTGATGGGCGCGGCAGAGCTTCATGCGCATCTGAAGAGCGGCGCGGCCACCGTCTGCCGGTGCTGGGCCGTGACACGGCGGGACGGCAGGCTGTTCGGCTTCACCGATCACGATCGGGATCTGACGTTCGAGGGGCGGCTGTTCCGGGCAGAGACGGGGCTCACCTCGTCGGCGCTGCAGCAGACGACGGGACTTTCGGTGGACAATGCCGAGACCGTCGGGGCGCTCTCGCATATGTCGGTGACGGAGGCGGATCTGCTCGCGGGCCGGTTCGACGGGGCGGAGGTGCTGGCATGGCTCGTGAACTGGGCCGATGTCAGCGAGAGACTGCTGCAGTTCCGCGGAACGCTGGGCGAGATCACCCATTCCGGGGGACGGTTCCGTGCAGAGCTGCGCGGCCTGACCGAGGCGCTGAACCAGCCGCAGGGGCGGGTCTATCAGCGGGCCTGTCAGGCGGTGCTGGGCGACCGGCACTGCGGGGTCGACCTGAGCGCCGAAGGATTTGCGACGGAGCGGGCGGTGGAGACCGTCGTCGGGCGGCAGAGTTTCGGGTTCGTGGGTCTGCCTGCGGTCCCGGATCGCTGGTTCGAGCAGGGGCGGCTTGTCGTGATGACCGGTGACGCGGCGGGAGCGATGGGCGTGGTCAAGTCGGACCGGCGTCGGGGAGAGGTGCGGACGGTGGAGCTGTGGGAGGCGTTCGGGCCGCAGATCGTCGTGGGCGACCGCGTCCGTCTTGAGGCGGGCTGCGACCGGAGGGCCGAGACCTGTCGTCTGAAATTCGACAATTACAGGAACTTCCGGGGCTTTCCTCATCTTCCGGGGGAGGACTGGCTCAGCGCCTATCCGGCGGCGACGGAGACGCACGATGGCGGGAGCCTGTGGCGATGAGCGGCGCCGATGTGGTTGCAGAGGCACGGTCTTGGCTGGGCACGCCCTATGTCCATCAGGCTTCGGCCAGGGGGGCCGGCGCGGACTGTCTGGGCCTTCTGAGGGGGATCTGGCGGTCTTTGATCGGCCCCGAACCGCTGAGGGTGCCGGCCTATACGCCCGATTGGTCGGAGCCGTCCGGCCATGAAGAGCTGATGGCGGCGTGCGACCGGTGGCTTGTTCGCAAGCCGCTCGAGGCTGCGGCGGAGGGAGACGTGCTGCTCTTCCGGATGCGGCCGGGCGCGGTCGCCAAGCATCTCGGCATACTGGTTCGCCCGGGTCCGGGCGCCTCGTTCATCCACGCCTATGGCGGCCATGGCACCGTCGAAAGCCCGCTCTCCGAGCCCTGGGCCGAGCGGATCGCCGCGCGTTATGCATTTCCGGAAAGGACGGGCTGA